GCAAAGGTAGAAGAACCTGCAAAGGTAGAAGAACCTGCAAAGGTAGAAGAACCTGCAAAGGTAGAAGAACCTGCAAAGGCAGAAGAACCAGCTAAGGCAGAAGAAGAAACGAAGAGCGAAGCACCTACTTTGAAGGAGATGCAAACACTCGTTATATCAAGTGTTAGAACCGGGCACGTTACGCGCGATGAGATGGCATCTATACTATTGGAGTTTGGCGGTACGTCGCTGTCATCCGTTAACCCTTCCAAGTATGCCTTACTTAAACAACGTATTGAAAATTATCCTTTGACGAGATGAAAGAACAAATAAACCATAGCGAGCGCGAACATGCGCTCCTATCTCCCAGTAGCTCGCACCGCTGGATGAACTGCACACCGTCCGCACGGTTGGAAGAAAACATACCGAGCACGGGAAGCGCGGCATCGGAGGAGGGAACAGTAGCTCACGAATTGGCCGAGCACGCCATAAGAAAGTATTTGGCCGGAGAATACACCCCCCTACTTGACGAATTGCCCGTACCAAAAGAGATTGCGGAAAACAAGTATTACAGCCCCGAGATGGATAAGTACGTAACCGACTACGTATGTTATGTGTGCGACGTTTACGAGGTCATAGAGGGCGCGGAAATGAGCATAGAACGAAAGTTCGACCTAACAATGTACGTTCCCCAGTGTTTCGGTAGCTGCGACTGCGATATAGTAGGCGAAACGGTTCTTAACATTATCGATTTAAAGTACGGGAAGGGCGTGCAGGTGGAAGCCGAGAACAACACGCAGCTAATGTTATACGCACTTGGCGTTCTTCGCTCCTTACCCCCGGAAAAGCAATCTAAGATAGAAACGGTACGCATGCACATCGCGCAAGTACGTTTAGGTCACTTCCCGGTATTCGAGATGGCGGCACGAGACCTCACCCACTGGGCGATACACGTATTAAGACCGACGGCCGAGAAAGCATGGGCCGGGCAGGGAGAAGCAAAAGTAGGGGCGCACTGTAAGTTCTGCAAGTTTAAGGCACAATGCCGGGCGCAACGCGACGCACTGGTTAACGAGTTCGAGACCCTCGGAGAAACCAAAGCCCTATCTTTGGAAGAAATAGGGGATATACTCAATAAGGCGGATATGTTTACCGACTGGTTAGCGTCAGTTAAGCAGTTTGCGATGTCCGAGGCCTTAAGCGGTAAGCACGTGAACGGGTGGAAGCTTGTAGAGGGACGTTCGGCCCGGGTGATTAAAGACGAAGCGGAGGCCTTAAAACGACTAACGGAGGCAGGTTTTGACCGGGAAACCCTTATCAATACGAAGATAAAAGGCATCGGAGACCTGGAACGAACCGTGGGAAAGAAGCTGTTAACGGTTCTACTGGACGGTGTAATAATTAAGCCCCAGGGCGCGCCAACGCTCGCACCGGAAAGCGATAAGAGAGAACCGATACAACCTACTTTGGATATGTTCGAGGAATTAAATTCATAAAAGAAGTTAACGAAAGAACCAATGTAACGAATTAGTTGTTATCTTTGCATCATCGAAAGAGAGATAACAACTAATTTAAAAACAAAAAGATTATGAGTACATTTAAATTCAACCAGGGAACAATGAGTAACGAAGAACTTGACAAACTAACAAAGTTTTGGAATAAGAAGCAATTCCGAACATGGAGTAAAAAGGAAATCGAAAGAAATTCAAAGAACATGCAAGCTCTTTTGGCAGCCCTTAAGGAAACAACCGCATCAGAGCTGGAAACCATTTTAAAAATGAATAGCTACGAGATTATGAAATATCCCGTCAAGTCGAAAGAGTATATAATATGGACGGCTAACAAAAAGGATTTAGAGTACGCTATTTCAATAGCCCCAAAGACTTTTAAAGTTAAACAAGGTTAACAGAGTGAACAACTTACAGATTTATTTGTTATATTTGCATACGATTTAAAAACGGAACGTCTGAACCGAAAAGAGGACAAAAAGAAAAAAAGTGTAATATGAAAGCAATGATTAAAAATGCGAGATTGAGTTATGTACGTGTGTTTGAAGCATCACAAGTTAATGGACAATGTGACGCAACGTATAGTGTTTGTCTACTTATTGACAAGAACAGCCCGGAAGTTCCGAAGATTAAAGCCGCCATTGAGGCAGAACGTGCAACTTTCAAGTCCAAGTATCCTAAACTCGCCGGCAAAGACCCCAAGACGTGGAACAACCCATTGAGAGACGGAGACGAGGAAAAAGACGGTGCAGAATACAAGGGTTGCTACTTTATCAACGCAAAGCGTAAAGAAGCCCAGGGCGCACCAATCGTAATCGACGGACGTAAACAGTACATCACAGACAAAAACGAGGTGTATAGTGGCTGTTACGGTAATGTAGCGGTGTCCTTCTACCCTTATGAGTTTACCGGGAAATACGGTGTAGGTGTAGGGTTGAACGGAATACAAAAGACCGCGGACGGTGAACGTTTGGACGGTGGTACAAGCCTTGATGACTTTGATACGGTAGACATCGACGAAAACGACGACTTGTTTAAGTAACCCTTTTGGAGTATAGAAAATTAGTAAAAATCGGGGGTGTAAAAGCCCCCACAATTTAAAAAGCAAAAATGGGAAAATACGATTCATATGTAAACGCGGAAGGTGTTAGAATTTCAAAAGTAACGGGAAAACCGTTGAAAAAATATAATAAGGTCAACAAGGCATACTGGGCAGCTCGAGAGGGCAAAGCAGTTGTGGGCGTACAACAACCTACAGTAGAAGTAGACCCGTTGATAGAGGAGCTTAAAAGCTATTACAACGAAGAAGAATTAAAGGGTATTATCGGTTTGAAGAAGGACGCGCCGCCCGTCGAACTGGTACACATCACACCGAAGAAAAAGACATCACTCGACGAGGGTAATACCGGGTTTCTTATCGCGTCAGACTGGCACGCCGACGAAGTAGTAAAGGCCTCTACAGTATTGGGCAAAAACGAGTATAACAAGGATATCGCAGAAAAGCGTATCACTAATTTCTTCGCAAATGCCGCCTACATGATAAAGAAAAAGCCAGTAGATAACCTGGTTATCGGTTTGATTGGCGACATGATAGGCGGATACATTCACCCCGAACTCGAGCAAACAAATAGCATGTCCCCGATGCGTGGTGTTAACTTCGTTAAGAACCTAATTATCTCCGGGCTTAAGTATCTGCACGACCAACTGCCGGAACTTGAAAAGATAACCGTCATCGGTATTTGCGGAAACCATTCAAGAACTACAAAAAAGATGCAGTTTAGCAACGGTTTCGAGATGAATTATGAGTATTTCATGTACAAGGATATAGAGCACACCCTAACACTTATGGGGCTGACAAAATTCAGTTTCATTATCCCCGAAAGTGAATTTGCTTATATCGACGTGTACGGAAAGAAAGTGTTATTCGCACACGGGCATCAATTCCGCACGGCTGGCGGTATCGGAGGTATTTACCCGTCAATGATGCGCTGGTACGCAAAGATGAACCAAACAATACAAATTGATAAAGCCTTTTTGGGGCATTACCACCAAATGGTATATACTAAAGAGGTTTGTGTTAACGGCTCTTTGAAGGGCTTCGACGCGTTCGCAATGGGGCACGGGCTGGCATACGAAGAACCGCAGCAAACATACGTTATTCTGAACGAGAGAAGAGGCTTTATTTTCTACTCACCTATTTTTGCAGACTAAGTTGAAAGGCTACTAATTGTTAAATAAATGCAATTAGTAGCCTTTCTTCTTGTTTATTAAAAACTTTTACCTACCTTTGCCGTTGTATTAGTATAAACAATTAAAACCAAAGAAGTTATGAAAGTTACAACGAAGTATTTTATAGACTATGTGTATGACCAACCGGGAGAAGCTAATTATTATCACACATTAGTGAGAACCCGAGACAATGCGATATTGTTTAGCAACCCTAATTTGCAATTGGTTATTGATTACGCGAAAGAGATTCAAGGCATTAACTCAAAAGACTTATGCATATTATGAAGCATCTATTTATCGACTTTGAAACTTATTCCGAAACAGATATTAAAAGCGCCGGCAACTACAAGTATTGCGAAGACCCGGCCTTTGAAATATTGTTGTGCGGTTATATGTGGGACACCGACACGGAGGTATCAATAATAGACCTTACAGCCCCCAATGGGCGTACAGAGTTTAACGAGTTGTTCACCTCTGTAGCTAATGACCCGGAAGTAGTTATAATAGCCCACAATGCTACATTTGAGCGCGTCTGTTTGAAGGAATACGGCTTTGATATAAGTCCTATGCGATTCTTCTGTACGGCTAACATGGCGCTCTATTGCGGTATGCCGCCATCGCTTGACGCGGTTTCGCAGATTCTCGATTTGAAGGACAAGAAGCTGGGTACGGGCAAAAACCTTATACGTTATTTCTCCGTGCCGTGCAAACCTACCAAAGCAAACGGAGGGCGCGTACGTAACCTCCCCGAGCATGACCCGGAAGCCTGGGAAGAATTTAAGGAGTATCTTCGTTATGACGTGCTTTCTGAAAAGGAAATATTCGGCAAATTATCACGGTTTGAGTTTCCCGAAATGGAGCAACGCATATACGCAGCAGACCAGCGCATAAACGACTACGGAATACGTGCCGATTTGCAATTAGCAATGGCCGCCCGCGATATGGACGAGGAGTATAAACAGAAGTTAGCCGAGATAGCCGAACGAAAGTACGGTATCGGTTCGCTAAAGTCCATGCCACAGCTAAAGGAGTTCATCAAGGAACGTACCGGTGCGGTTGTTTCGTCGTTGACCAAAGGAGTGATAGAGGATGTCATAAAAGAGATTGTGAGCCTACAGAATGTCCCGGAAGCGGATAAGCAAGCGGTGTTAGACGTTATCGAGCTACGCAGGGAAATCGGTAAGACATCTAACGCAAAGTATACCGCCATCCTTGCAAGTGCAGGACGTGGAGACCGTATTAGGGGGCTGTTTAGGTATTATGGCGCGAACCGTACCGGGCGATGGGCTGGGCGTTTGGTTCAGTTACAGAACCTACCGCAAAATCATATCGAGGAACTGGACGAGGCCCGAGACTTGGCGAAGATGCACGATTTGTCGCTGATGGAATTAATGTACGAGAAGCCGACACACATTCTATCACAGCTTATCCGTACCGCGTTTATCGCCCCCGAGGGGTACACGTTCTCTGTAGCTGACTTCTCGGCGATTGAAGCACGTGTAATTGCCTGGGTTGCTAATGAGCAATGGCGGTTAGACTTGTTCAAAGACCCAAAAGCCGATATATATTGCGCGTCCGCCTCTAAGATGTTCGGTGTACCGGTGCATAAGGGGGACGAGCTAAGACAGCGCGGAAAGGTTGCCGAGCTTGCATTAGGTTACGGAGGTGGGGTTAACGCCCTTACTACAATGGATACCAAGAAAGCGTTAACGGAAGAAGAAAAACCTCAAATTTTGTCAAAATGGAGAGAAGCTAACAAAAAAGTAGTATCTTTGTGGAAGTCTTTAGAAAATGCTGCAAAAACGTGTATAGGCACACGCAGACCGCAAACGTTTGTTATTGATGAATTTTCCTCATTAATATTCAGATACGAAGGCGGCGCGATGACTATAGAATTACCATCGGGGCGAAAACTTTTTTACCCTTCCGCGCGTTTAAGTAGTAGGACGATATCGGGGACGAACGGAGAGTTCGATGTTCAAGACATATCATATATGGGGCAAGAACAAACCACGGACAAATGGGCGAAGTTACACACCTACGGAGGCAAGCTAACGGAGAACATTGTGCAGGCCATAAGCAGGGACTTGTTGGCAAACGCTATTTTCAAGGTTTTCGATATGGGATATAACATTGTTCTGCACGTTCATGACGAGATAGCCGCGGAAATACCTAAAGACGGGAACGAAGAATTAACGCTTAACGCGATGATAGATGCGATGTGCGACGCGCCAAGTTGGGCGGCAAACATTCCATTGCGGGCGGCTGGTTACATAACAGAATATTATAAAAAAGATTAGGAAATGGAATTAAAGAAAATGACCTTTAAGGTTGCGACCGCTACTAATGCGAAGTCGGTAAGCTGGAAAAACCGTACCTACACGTGGGACGACCTCGTTAAGAGGTTCACCAGTGCAAAGGTAACGGAGGAGACCTACCGCGAGTTCATGGCAGCGAGCAAAGCCGAACAAGGTGCAATTAAAGACGTAGGCGCTTTCATGGGAGGCGAATTATTCGGTAGCAGACGAAACAAGAACAACGTAGGCGAGCGCTCACTATTGGCGCTTGATATTGACTACGGGGAAGCCGATTTCCCGGAACGCTTTTTTGCTGCTATCAATTGCGCGTGTATCATACACGGGACGCATAAGCATAACCCGAAAGCCGGGATGTTACGTTATCGTGTTATCATTCCTTTGTCTGAACCCGTGGACGGTGAACAATACGAAGCCATCGCCCGAAAGGTTGCGGAGATTACCGGGATAGACTTGTACGACCGCACGACGTTTCAGCCCGAGCGCTGTATGTTCTTCCCCTCGGTGTCCCGTGATGTAGACTACGACTATGTAGATTACTCGCAATTGTGTAACGTTCCTCTGGACGTGAACGAATACCTAAACATGTACGAAGATTGGCACGACACGACCGAATGGGCGTACCACAAGGACGAGAAGGGCGAAGTACGTACCTTTGTCAAGGAGCAACAAGACCCAACGCTAAAGGAAGGCACGGTAGGCGACTTCTGCCGGGCTTATACTATCTCCGAGGTTATAGCGGAATACTTGCCGGACGTTTACGAACCGACAGACCAGCCGGACAGATGGACGTACAGTGGTGGTTCTACTTCGGGCGGTATGCTTACCTTTGACGATATGTTTGCTTATTCGTTCCATAACAATGACCCGATACAAGGAAACCACGTGTTTAACGCCTACGACTTGGTACGTGTGCACAAGTTCGGTAAGATGGATAAGGGACAAGACCGCACGAAGTCAACCGACGCGATGAACGAACTTGTAAACAAGGACGCAAAAGTAGCGGAAATGCGCGCATCTCGTTTGCTGGCAAAGGCTACCGAGGTTATGAACGACTTCGAGGAAACCATAGAACCCGAAGAGGCTCATGATAACGTGCCCGAGGTATCATTTGAAAAGGTGATGGCAGAACTCGAAGTAGATAAAAAAGGTAATTACTTGCCGAGTGCGAAGAACCTGGGTTTAATACTTAAGTATGACCCGAATTTAAAAGGCTTGATAGCCCGTGACCTATTCAAAGAACGTAGGGTGGTTACCCGTACCCCGATATGGAGACCAAAGGATAGCAGCACAGATTTTCAAGACGTAGACTTTGCAGGGGTTAGAAAACATATCGAAGATGTTTACGGCATCAGTAGCTCGTTTAAGGTAGATGATGCTATATCGCTGGTTGCCGAGATTAACTCTTTCCACCCGGTGCAGAACTATCTGACAAACTTAGAATGGGACGGCACACAGCGCGTAGATACCGCGTTGATTGATATACTCGGTGCGGAGGATAACATATACACTCGCGAGGCTTTCCGTATCATGATGGTAGGCGCTGTTAAACGTATCTTCCAAAAGGGCTGCAAATTCGATAGTATGTTAGTCTTGCAGTCAGACCAGGGAGCAGGAAAGAGTACATTCCTTAAGATGCTCGGCAAGCAATGGTTCTCTGATAGCTTATCAACGATGGACGGCAAGTCAGCGTTTGAACAGTTGCAGGGTAACTGGATATTGGAAATTGCCGAGTTATCAGCAATGAGACGTTCAGAGGTCGAGATGGTCAAGAACTTCATCACCAAGACCGAGGACAGCTTTAGGCCAGCGTACGGGCGCGTTACCAAGAACTTTCCGAGGCAGTGCGTTTTCTTCGGGACGACCAACAAGGACGAGTTTTTGAAGGACGCAACGGGAGGGCGTAGATTTTTACCCGTACGTGTACGTGCCAACGAAAACACCCATCTTATCTTTGAGGCCGATTTCCCGGCATACGTAGACCAGTTATGGGCGGAGGCCGTGAATATGTATTTCCGCGGTGTGTCTACGTTGTTGTCCGCAGAAGCGGAGGTAATCGCAGAACAAGGCAGAGAGGAACACTTCGAGACAGACCCACGTACCGAAGCCGTTGCAAAGTATTGCGACATGTACGTGCCCGCCAACTGGGAGAAAATGTTTCCTTTGGAGCGTCGCATGTATTACGAGAATTACGACGAGGACGAGATAATAAAAGAGGAATGCGTGCAGATGGACTTCGTTAGCGCTACGGGCGTGCTGGTTGAGGCTTTAGGCTTCGATGTAGGGAAAATTAAAGCAAAGGACGCTTCCGAGATTAACGATATACTGAACAAGTTACCCGGCTGGGAGCGTAGCAGGCAGCGCGTAAAGTCATACGGACAACAAAGGGGATTCAAAAGAATTGTTAATGTAGACGTCGATAGCATGTTTGAAAGTTAACGACTTGTTAACAGATTGACTAAAATAGGGTTTATTCTTAAACAGTGTTAATGAAAGATACAACGTATTGGAATAAACCCTATATTTGTAATGTCAAAAGGAAATAATAACAATTTAAAAACAAAAGATTATGACTAAGTATTATGTAAACGGAAAGCAGATTTCAAAGCAAGAAGCCGACGAGATTAAAAAAGAAAATGCAAGATTGCAAAAGAGTACAGACCTTAACGACTGGTTGGGCATTCAATGGATTACAGAGATAAACAAATAAAAGTTAATAAGGCAATAACGGTGAACCTTCCTAAAGCTTCCGCTGTTCTTATAGTATAACAATTTAAAAACAAAAGATTATGAAAAAGTTAGCAAGTATTTTAGTAGCAGGTTTGATGGTGGTTATGTTCGCTTCATGTTCAGCAGGTGATGGTGCCGGCGTTATGTCAATCGAGGACACACCCGAAACAGTAGATAATACAAAGGTATTCATGTTTAAAGACGTAGCCACACATGAGAAGTTTTCCGGGGCTTATGCCGTGAAGATTAAGACAGTTAAAGGCATTAAGTATTGCGCGCTCCTCGGGGCTGGAGACGAAGCGTTCTTTCCGTTGGACGAAAACTCAGACCTACCGAAACCTATGTATGAAGCATATGCTACCAACATACCAATGTACAATGAATATTCCGTTGGTTGGGTTGTTATTGATATATCCCGATATATCGTTTTCCTAACGGAGAACCACAAGAATAAGTATTACGGGGATATGATTTTTGGAACAGACATTTTGCATTACACAGAATTAGAAAAGTAATTAACAAATTTTAAAAAGAAAAGATTATGAAAAGTGGAAATTTTATTGAACTGACGTTCGTAGTTAAGGGTGAATTGCAAGTAGAGTATATCAACGTTGAACACGTATCGCGTATTATGTATGTGGATGGCAAACCGTTTATCGGTATGCTGGGACAGACCTACACGCGCCAACTCACAGAAACGAGCATGCAAGACCTAATAGAATGTATTAACTCGGAAAACGATAAATTAAAATGGTTACCGTATTAAAAGTTATCGCAGTAAACGAAGGGGAACGTACCTCTTATTGTCCAACCCCTGGTGATGGGGTGTTTCCAACCGTGGGGATGGCACGGGAGTTTTATAAAAATAAGTTCAAAACAAATAAAATATTATTGTGTTATGTCTACAAATGAAAACGTTAGAGATTACAATATTGGCAAGTCCGATTATTCAAAGCATAAGATACAGCCCTGGGACATTTGGAAAGAATATAATCTTAACCCCTGGGACGCGGACATAGTTAAACGCGTATTGCGTACCAAAGAGGGTGAAGATAGAAAGCTGGACTATGAAAAGATTATCCATGTGTGCCAGGAACGTATAAGACAGTTAGAAACAGAAGGAGATGATGCCGTAGAGGATAACAACGAAGAAGCCAAACCCGATTATAAAACGGCCATACTCCCAGCGGAAAATCTCGACTATAAAACAGTTATCTGCCCGTCAGAAAAGAGTATACCCAAACTGTTATACCGGGAAGGCACACCCTTTAGGGGGGTGTATAGTGTATATGGCGTGTTCCAGTTGGAAGGTATACCGTACGCTTATCTCGGCTACGACGGAACATCACACATATATTTAGACCTCATTATGTCTGACAGCTGGATGTATCGTAAACTTGGCTGGTTGCCAAAGTGTTCTTTTGGGGTATATGGAAATCCATTAGACAGAGAAGACCACGCGGTATCTATGGAGATAGGCGAATACGGCTTAGCGTATGAGAAGCACGACTATATAATAGCGTATGGTAGACTATACCGTTATATGGACGATTCCACCGAGGGGCACGTATATATGAGATTTGAGGATGGCGGGTCTTTCACAAAGGTAGTAACAGAGCGTAAGATTTTTAACAAAGCAATTCAACATGTCGAAGGAAATAATAAGTGAAAAAGATTTAGAGCGCACATTCTCCGAAATGCTTAACCGAACAAAAAAAGTGTGGGTAATAAAACTATTATCCACCTTTGTAAAAGGTTTGCCCGATAGAATGATTCTTTGCCGGGGCGGTTACGTAGGCTTTGCCGAGATAAAAACCACCGGGAAGAAGCCAACGAAGATACAGACCTATATTCATGAGAAGTTAAGGGCGCTCGGCTTCACGGTTTTTGTTATCGACGATTTGGAGAGCAGGGACAACGTAATAGCTTTCTTCTTAAATAAGGTTAAGGAAATAACCAACGTATCGCAAAAACCATTATCTTTGTGATACCAAATTAAAAACAGAAAATCATGAAAAAAGGAATTAAAAATGAGATTGAATACCGCTTGGGGTTGTACTTTAGCTTAAAGAGCGGAGTGTTGTATGTACGTGATAAGAAGTACGGAGATGAGGAACAAGTCATGAGACAACTTGAAGACGATATAACCAAAGACGTTATTTTCCTTTCCCGTAAACAACTCGGTGAGCTTCCCGAAGAAAGGGACTTCAAAAGCATCTGCGTGTGGTATCGAACTAAATTAATGTAAGGCAATGGCAAAGTGTAATTATATAAAAGTAGATGGTATTACCGACAAAGATTTAAACGTAATGAGAAGCGCCCCTATATTGGACGTTATGCGCTTAAGGTTAGAACTCATGAGGCTTACAAGCCTATGCGAAAAAGTAATAAAGGAGGCAGGAGATGTTAGATAGGAGCAATTTACACGAATACCAAGAGCGAGGTGTGAACCATATAATAGACAACGAGTATTGCGCTTTGTTCTTGGATATGGGTTTAGGAAAGACCGTTACCACGTTGACCGCCATAAAGGAGCTATTAGATAACTGCATTATTAGTAATGCCTTGGTTATCGCCCCAAAGAAAGTGACGCAGGTAACATGGAGCGACGAGATAAAGAACTGGGAACACTTGCATGGTCTTACCATCTCCGTGATTGACGGGACAGCAAAGCAAAGGCGTGAAGCAATGGCAGCGAAGGCGGATATATACGCGGTTAGTCGTGACAATATCGTGTGGCTCGTACTGGAGCATGGAGGCGTTAAACTTCCCTACAGATCGGAAGAGCGTCGTGTAGGGAAAGAGTGTAGATC